TCTCTTACAGTTACATAATAGGTATTATCAGCTAAGGTAGTTCTTGTAAAGGTAGTCAGACCAGTAGCAAAAGGTCCGGCTTGTGAAGCGGCTGCTGAGGTAGCAGCAATGGTTGATATAGAATAACTTGTTGCACCAGAGAAGTTTGTTGCTGTGTATACACCCCGAGTGCCTGCTCCTAAATTGTAATCGCATGATGGACATATTGTAAAGTCAATACCATTAGAATAAACCATTACACTCGAATCACATACTGCGGTAGTTGTAGTTGTAGTAGTTCCAGCTCCAGATGCTGTTGTAGTTGTAGTAGTTCCAGCTCCAGCTCCAGATGCTGTTGTAGTAGTTGTAGTTCCAGCTCCTGAGTCTGTGGTAGTTGTAGTAGTTCCAGATCCCGAGTCTGTGGTAGTTGTAGTAGTTCCAGATCCAGATGCTGTTGTAGTAGTCGTTGATATACCAGGAGCTTCTGTAGTAGTGGTTGAGGTAGAAGTACTTGTTGTAACAGTCATAACTTCTATCTTCACTATACGGCTGGCAAGGTTAGGATTACCTACTGAGTTAGTAAACGATGAATCTGGTACGGAGATATAAATTGCACCCGTTGTATTTGTAGTAGGCGTTAAGGTCGCTGTATATACCATATTCGAAACAGCAGTGAACCCAGATAATGCACCATCGCCGGAAACAACAATGTCACCAAATGCAAAGTCAGTTGTGGGTTGTGTAGCTACGAAATACACAACGCTTGTTTCTCCATATGTCAAGTATTGGTCATTAGAATAAATTGACATGTTGGGACGTTCAGTATCGTAGGTCAAACTCAAATCATTAGAAGAAGTATTTGGGTTACCATTAGCGCTAGTGTATGTTGCAGCCATAACATTGGCCATGAAAGATCCAGCTATTCCATAAACATTAGCTAACAATGTCCCTTCTGTGCCCGTAAAGATTATGTCTTCATAAGCAGTTCTGCCCGCTAAACTCTTGTAACCAACAAATACATGGCTATAACGAATTGCCGACCATGTTTCCGAACGAACACCGCCAAAGTCAGAGTTTAATGTAGTTCTCAACGCTGTATCTACTGTCGTGGCATCAAAAGAAGTCATTACTAGGAGATTTCCGGCCGGCACTGCGGACAAATAAGCTATCAAATCTGTTATATCTGATGGTGTGCCATACGTATCTTTGGTAGTTGACGAAACGAATCGTATATTACCTTGACTGGTATCAAACACAGCAGCCATGTGCCCACGACCCACAGTAGTAACTACGGTACCATTTAATTCAATAAATGAAGACCACTCGCCGCTGGGTTGATTATAATTGCTTGCCGAAATCGCAATTTCATCTGCCTGCGGAGTGTAGACTGAAGTATAAACAGCATCTGATCCCGATAATGCCCCTAAAACCCCTTTACCAACTGTTGTTACATCACCACGTACGAAGTTTGTAGTGGCTAGGTTACTGGTGAAAGTCAATGTTGCGGTTTGGTTATAGGTAAGGAACGAATCGTCTGTGGTAATTACCATAGAGGGTATTCTAGTATCGATTGGAATTTTTAATACGTTGCTAGGCTTATTGAAATTGCCAACTACATTAGTAAAGGATCTTGCAGCAACATTAACTTCTATTTCGCCAACCCAACTAGCACGCGGATATACATTGGCATGATAAACGGTACCACTTACAGCAGTGAAAGAATCAAAGGTACCGGGTCCAACTAGATTAATATCTGTGCTTGAAAAGTTTGAAGTGTTATTACTACTGGTGAATGTAAGATTAGCAACTTCACCGGCAATCAATAAAGCATCTGACGTAGTTATAAGCATTTCTGGTCTAACAGAATTCACATTCAACGTAAGAATATTACTAAATTGATTAACAGCACCATTAGTACCTGTAATATTTGGCACAGGTATAAAAATAGTATAGGACCCTAAAACGTCAGGTGTTGGGGTAAAACTAGCATACCCTGTAGTTGATCCGGCCACGTAATTAAAATTGTCAAGAATACCCGAACCTTGTGCTACAACATTAGCAGATTCAAAAACAACGACCGGTAAGTTAAACGTAAAAGTAATTTGCGGTTTCTGATGTGCTAAAATTGGATTTGGTAAATTTGAAGAAATATTTATTGTAATCGGAGTAGGTGGTTCAGTTGTGGTACTTGTAGTACTTGTGGTCGTGGTGGTAGTTGCACGTATCCTAGGAGCAGGCGGAGTAAAAAATCCCGATGTAGATGTTGTTACTGGCAGAGAGTTAGCTCGATGATAGTGTGTAAATATAACGGATTCTGTAGTGCCTGTTCTTTTAGCTCTAAATACAAATTTTTGTTTACCAGGAAAAGAATCAACAATACCAGCATCTAATCGCAAAATTAATCCCGAAGTTGGTAAATTTGCCACCTCTGAATAGTATTCTAACATGACATGACTTAGGTACATGGCTTCGTCGGGCTGGCTTTGATCATGTCCTAAAATGTGATCTACGAACAGCGTGCTAGAAGTATGATCAAACCAACCAGTATCAAATGCAACATAACCATTTAATGTATTATTTGATCCCCACGGTGCGTAACTATAATTTGCAGGATTCCAGGTAGATGACGTGAATTTATTAATGGTGTATGTTGGAGGGCTAATACCACCAAAGCCAGATTTTCTAAACTCCGCCCATATTACACCATCAATCATGATATAACTAAGCTCGTTATCTAAACTGTCAACAAAATGCCAGTAAACCGAATAACGTAATCTAGCGTGTGCGGGTATATTATTAATTGTAAGAGTATACTGCCCAGGTGATGGTCCATGACAAACAACAGGTCCAGTTATACCAGAAATCGACGACATTGTATAGGTGTCGTTACGATTCCATTTACTTAAGTTCGAACCTGCTCCAGATTGACCTTCATTAAAAAAAATTGCCATTTTATTGAGCTTTCACTAATCTCTTGTATTCGCCGAAGCCGAATCAGCGTTTTGTACATTGGCACAATTATCAGGTCTTGTGTTTCCACCAGTGGCGTAAAAAATTTCAGTACCATTAAAAGAGCAGAAACTTGACCAACCACCACGCCAAGGTGCATCACTTACTCCATAAGGTGGTCCTCCTGCTGATCCTCTATCTGTAGGTTGTCTTCCACCTTGTCCACCGGCACCTGCTTTAACTACAAAATTCTGTCCTGCCACAACTGCATAATTTTGTAGTAAAGATGCACCACCTCCGCCCCCGCCGGCATTAACACAAGGACCAGTAGCACCGCCACCTCCACCGGCGATTACGCCAACAGTAATAGCAGTTACTCCCACAGGCACTGTGAAATTACCTACCAGTGCGTGTTGATAAACATTTGCAGTATTTTTCTTATTTGTATTGGCACTGTTATCCCACTCAATGCCTTGACCACTGGCAACTAATCTTGTAGCACCAAATGCAGTAACATCAGCTGTAGTAAATGTATACGTACCTGCGGCAATTGTTATTCGCACCAAACCACCTGTGCCATCACCACCATTGATTGGAGCTGTGCCACTGTTAGCACCATCTGTTTCTACTCCACCGCCACCATTACCAACACCAGTAGCTTGCACAGCACTGGCACTATATCCAGGATTTGCCCCTGTGCCTGCTATTCCAGCAGTTGTATAACCACCACCCGAAGCACCGGTTCCATGATCACCTTCACCACCTATAGGACTAACCCAAGATCCACCTTCACCACCAAGTGGACTAGCCGATCCGCCGCCGCCATTACCCATATGACTTTTCGCTGCACTATATCCTCCACGATAATTTACAGTACCCCCAAAGCCATTTCCACCCCAAGCAGCATTAGTGGCAGAAATACCTGGTGGCAATGGAGGAGGAGGTGCTATAGTAGTGGTTGTAGTCGACGTCGAAGTTGTTGTTGATGTTGTAGTTGTAGTCGGTGGTGCTGGATATCTCGGTTTAGTAGCGAAATACAATCCTTCAACTTCGCCGGCATCTAATTCTCTGTTATAGACAAACACTTCAGACACGTCTCCATCAAATTCGTAGTCATCCGGAGACACAGAAGGATTAGTAATGTTAGCAATAGTAATTCCGATTCCAGCTGTGCCCGAAGTAGCCGGTCCATTTACCTGTGTTAGTGTAAATTGTCGATCGTTTATATATAATTTGTTATATCCGACATAGGTACTTCCACCAATTGTATTATGGAACACTGCTGTAACAAATACCCAAGAATTCTTAAACATTGCGAACTGGCTACTGGTTACTCCATATAGGTCACCAGATCCGTTGTTAAATCCTAGTGCACCACCAGGCATCCATAATCTGTAACCAGTTTTCCATTCCATTGGGAATCCGTTGGGTTCTCCGGTCCAACGCATCCACATACATACAGTATTGTAACCACCAGGACTTGTATTGATTCCAGTCATAGCAGGTGCTATAGAACTTGCACGATCTAAAATATTGCCAGAAACATTAAACTTGAAGTTTCCTCGTACTTGTTCATTCCAAACCGGACTGTTATCAAGTAACTTGAAATCATTATGATTAGTAGTAAGGTCATACCAGACATTACCATCTAACATGACATTTTGAGTACGGAAGAAAACTTGTTTCTGTTGCCCAGTTAACAAACTAAAGTTCTGCGGATATATAGTTACCGAACTATTTGGCGGTTTTTCTATAACTTCAATTTCAATAGGACTTAAACCGCCTATGCTGTCGTCCCCGCGTATGCCCACAGCAAAACTGTCACTGGTTTCAACCGGACGCTCAATATAGGGCACTTCTATGGTTGACTCGCTATCGCCAACTAAGTGCAATTCATTAGGTCCGGCAGGAGGAGCAGTGGTTGTAGTAGTAGAACTGGCTGCAACTGTTAATTCTGCTACTCTGATAGATAGACTATCATATATTGATCCCGGCAATAATTCTTCTGGTGAATGAGAGAATATTCTATCAACAAATTTACCACCAGCTACTTTGATATTTCCAGCAGATAAACCAGCCGACGATCCAAATGTATCACCGAATAATATTGTATCATTTGTTTGTCGAATATTTCCTACTGCTACAGGATTCAAAGAACTTATACCAGGAATAAGTTGATAAAGTACTTTGGGTACTGAGTTGGTCGGGGTCTGAATGTAGAAACCCATGGTTCTATCATTAGCATTATCAAAACTACCAGCAGCAACCGGAGTCAAAAACACAGTATTAAAATTAGCACTGGAGAAAAAATCAGATTTGACTGTGTAACCTTGTCCTAGATAACTTACATATTCCCCTGCAACATAGGCAGTTTGCGGAGCCCATTCTCTAAACACTGTGGTGTATTGCACACGATCAAAACGTAATGTAGTTTTGACTTTTCTTACTGTACGATTTGTAAGGCGTGGTGTTAATACTGTCGATGCCGGCATACGACTATTTGGCAAAGATGGAGTAATTACTTTTGTGCCACGCCAGGTAAATCCATCGTACACATATATACGCTCACCATATGTGTAACTTTGTCCGGTATTGGGAAGAGCCGGTAACTGGAATGGATAGTTGAACTTGTAATGTCTAGGATTAGAAGATAATGCTGCCATGTAGCCACGTTCAATCTTGAATGTAACACTACAATAAGCATCATCGGCATTGTCTACTGATCCTGCATAATGCTCTATACCACGACCAGCACCACAGCCAGGCACACCAACAAGTATATAACTGCCTCTGAAACGGAAGTTTGGTGCCGGAGTTCCCGGTTTGCCAAACATTTCAACACTGGCACCGCATCTTTGCATGGCCAAATGTAAGTTATTATTCAATCTATTGCGGCTAGGTTCGTCGTAGGTATGAACAACTACTACATAGTCATCTGTTGTAGCATTAAGATCTATTACAAGATCTTTGGTAGTATAACCTGTATACCCTGCGTTTGACTCTAGGTAAATGTCATATATTCTTGAAAAAGCCACATAACCATCAGCACGACGTATCCTATGCATGTGATACCCGCGGTTGGCCACACTGTGTTTTACATCGGCATAAGGACCAAAACGCAATAAATGATATACACTAGGTTCAGTACCATCGACTACTTCAAATCTAGGATAAACAAACTGAGCCCTAGTATCGGTGTCTGAACAAAAACTATGATGCACACGCTGCATGGCTTGAGCGGCGTTTGGAGGAAACTTTCCGTCATCGATACTGCCATTATTGGTATAAACACGCCCACCTGTACGAGTGTAAATGCCGCTATCAGGGTGAGCAGTAGTGCCAGTGTGACTGCTAGGGAATATGTGCCCTACGTGTAGATACCATTCGCCCATGTAATAATCTGCTACATTACGTCCTGACCAAACAGCATCACTTACACCCACTCCATCTACCAATCTACGTATACTACCTGTGCCAGCACCCGACGTAGGCCATGTACCATCTGTATAAACACCATGATTGAATGTTCCACCATTGGCCGAAGAATTTCTACGCATCCATACCACACTACGATAGGTCTTGGTTGGGTCTATTGTAAAAAAGTTAGTGGTATATCCACCATCGTTATTGCCATCACCTGCAGGTCTTGTTTCCCAAACTAGGTTTTCCATCATCCAAGGATCAAGATCTCTTTTACGATGATTTTCTGAGTCAAGTCCATGCTTGATAAAATTGCCAGTTGATCCTGTGCCAGTGGTCCATGCAATTGGTGATACTAGTGATCTAGCATAATTTTTTGTTAATGTATCTGCATTGAAATTACCATATAGCCCAAAACTTAACTTTTTGTCTAGATTTAATGTGTAATAACTATAGCCTTGTGATACCACAGTAAACACATACTTGTCATCATCACTGGGCCTAGAACTACCGGTACCTATTATTTTTACAACAGGAGTCGATGTGTAATTCTCCCCTGTACTCACCATGTATACTTTGTTTATACCGTAATTAATATTATCTATCTTAACTTCGGCATTGGCCTCTAATCCCGGACTGTTATCGGTACGTAGTATTTCAATAGCCGGAGTTATAGCTGCACCAGTATCAAAGTTCTGAAAACCATAGCCAGGTCTAGATATCGCTAGTTCATCTATGGTATATCGATAATTTTGATTCCATGCTTGATATTCAGGTCTAGCAAGCCTTAATATATCGCGTTCAAAATATGTACCATCTGGACTTCTAAATACTTTTAGTTCCTTATCATAGTAAGCAGGTACGTCAAAATCGGTCACATTACTAACATAATTTTCCACGTTGTCATAAGATGAAATAAATTCTCTTATCTTTGTTCTATATGGTTTGATTTCGCTTACATAGTCTTCTACATTTTTTTGATAATTACTAACGGTTGATGTTAATCTTGTTAACTCGCGAGTGGAATGTTTGACAGAAATAAAACTGGTCTTGAAGAACCAATCAATATATTTTTGCTCAGCCAATATGTAATCTACCATGGTAAACAACATCTTGGTATATTCGTCTTTTAGTTCATTGACAAAAATTTCTGACTTTAGCCCTGCAAGAATATATCTTAATTCTATGTCCTTGCGATTATCATACACATCAACATCAAAATCAAAAGCATCGAACCCTTCAAAATCACTTACAGTATCTGAAATTTGCAGTGTTTTATTAGCGAGACCTATCAACACAGGATTAAATCTACCACCCGGTATAGCATCAAATCTATATAACTCCCAATCGCCTTGAGTTTCCTCGTAATCGTTTATAATATTACCATATGGCAATATTGAGTTTGTATTGTTTTTGACTTTGACTATGATGCCGTGTACTAAATCAAGTTTGTATACATCTTTGAACTCCTCTACTATGACATCAGGCTGTGTGTTTTTAGTATAACCGGGTAAATACCAATCATGGAATTTCCATAAAGTAGTTACGTCAAAACTTTGTTTTTTAACTAAACGTATTTGAGTATTGTAGGCGGCTGGATATTCTCCAACTGTTCCGGTTCTAGAATATAAAGCCCATAGCCCACCGAGAGTTACATCACTCTTTACCAAAATCAACATGGTGGGCACAGTTTGTTCAGGATCGTAAATTTGATCTTTAGTCTCTACTGCCGCAGTATAAGTATTGCCTGCAGGTTCCGCTTCGCTGGCAAAAAAATTATCAGAAAAAATTCCTTTATTGTTGACGATTTTACTGACAACAGGGTATTGAATTAATATATCGTTTATATATTTTATAATGTTGCTTCTGGCACGACGCTTATCGGCAATTAATGTCTGCTGTGGTCTTACCCCTAACCCTAATTTTTTCTGCTCAATCAGTAAAGGATTAGGTACAAGATTATTTGTAGTGTCTGATCCCACCAAACTGTCTATTAATTTGTTTTCAAGTGCCTCTGGAAAACGCACAGCAGGGTTTCCATCTTGCAATAAAACAAAGTCACTATGAATAATTTGGTCGGTTACAAGACGTTTACTAGAAATATATAAAATTGTTTCATCGTTATTGAGATAAGTTCCTGCATTATACACAGCCACAGCATCATCACGTAATGCAGCTAGATAGGGATAACCCTGTATTAGCGGATCACGTATCATGGCCTCTAGCGAAGCAGTACTGTTATTTTTACTTTGGTTAGATTTGTTAGTACGTGATTTTACCCAGAAATAATACTTGGTTCTAAAACTACCAGTCTCCTTGTCCAAATATACAGTATCAGAATAATATTCGTCGTTGGCAAATAAGGGCGTGCCCTCCAAACCCTGTGCTACATGAACAGACGGTAATACATCACTTGCAAACCATTCATAAACTTCGATAGTGCTTCCTGGAAATAGTCTACCCCAGTTGTCTGTTCTATATTTCAAATCACCTAGTTCATAATCAATGTAACGCGAGTTATCAGTATTCCACCAATAAGTGCCTACTTGATCCTGACCCCAAAAAACTTCTTCACTAAAGTAAAAGTCTGTGCTGGCATCAGTGACACGATAAGCAGCAGGATCGCGATTTGATATAATATCAATATCGGCTCTTGCTTGTCCGAGAATTCTTCCCTTGGCTGGATCAAATAGGTCAACGCGACTCAATATTTGTTTGTTCTTATTGTTATAAAGATAGATATTATTAATGCTTTCAATATCAACTATATTGTCTGCCGAACGCAGTTTTACATAATCATATTGTATATTTTCAATACTGACTGCGTTTTCTTTGACGGTTACTGTTTCTCCACCTATTACAGCGTCACGGTCGATGTCATCTTCTGTGGCATCTTCAATGGTATAGTATAGTTCTTCACCATCTTCAATACCAAACACACAGAAATTAATTACGTCACTGTATTCGGCTGCGGTCACTAAAGAATTTGCAACTTCGCAATTTATTCCCACAATACTGTACACATTAGAAACTATAACATTACTGAAGAAGATATTATTGTATGTGAAATCAGATATAGCAGGTCTATAAACTGCCCAAGAGTTAGGTAATCCGGTTTCATCTATATAGATAATGTCCTTAGATTCTGCCCTTGGTAGATCAAATTTATTATCAGCGATCCATCCATACTTAGGAGTATATGCTGCTAATTCAGCATGGTTACGGAATCTCAATTTTTCTAAATCAATTAAGTTAGCTCTACTACCTGTTATTGAAAAATCATTTGCTAGACCAGTTTTGATTACAACAAACTCAACGTCTGTGACAGTAAACACCTGATAAAAACCATCTACTAAATTGCTGACCCCACGCACAGCTACCATGTCAGCTATATGTAATCTATGCGGTGCTGTACAGGTAAACACTAATTTATTATCTAAATCTGCTCTCGCTGCGGTAATCTGTACAGGTGAAATATAAGCACGATAAACTTGCCAATCATTATCAAAGTCTTTGGCTACCCAAATTTTATAACCTCGAGTTAGATTTGCCAATAAGTTAGAATCAAATTCTCTATAGTTTCTTATATCAAATACAAGACTATCAACTTCGTCCAACATTACATAACCGGCAGTTTTGATATCATCTTCGTAATACTTGTATTGTCCACGAATTTGATCACCGATAGCCTGACGTACCACCGGTTGTAGAATATCTTCTACAATTATTCTATAACCTTCTTGTGTTGGGTGTATGCCGTCAATTGCCAAATGATTTCTTAATTCTTCATTGTTAAAAACATCTGCAACATAATCACCAAAGTCATTGGCTACAGTTATCATGGCCGCAGCGTATGCTGTGAGATCATTTGTGCCCACTGGAGCAAAGTTTGTATAGGGATTACTTTTGTCTATGCGTAAGGGAGTTTGCCAAACAACTACCTTATTTTTAGGAAGACGTTGTCTTAGTGTTACTAGATTTTGTCTATATGTTTCAACCGGAACGCCCATCTTGGCATCATTAAATCCGTGATTGATGATAACAATGTCAGCTTCGACACTGTCAGGCCATACTTTGTTTACACCGTCAGTGCCATCTAATAACATTTTAGTAGTAGAAACTTCGGCAGCTTTGGATGTTACAGATACTTCAAAGTCTTTTTCTAAAGCATTAAACAACATAAAGTCAGGTGTTTGACCAACTCGACCCTGTGTTTTATCATTAGAAGTATTAATTTGGTCGCCCAGTCCCTCGGTAAAATCTCCAGGTACTTCTTGATCGCTGACTTCTTCGAAACTCCAATATACTTCTTCTTGTTCAAATAATGATGTAACTTCTAAGAAAATATTTTCGCCCATCTTGACTTCATCAGGATAAAACGCCGATCCTTGCTGAGTCATTGTTCTAGGTGCATCTGGATACAGAGCAGGCTCTAAAGTTACATAAACACGCTCAAAGTAGTCATTTGTAGTAAACGCTGCCCATACATCAGAATTAGCATAAACAACATCAGTAGATGTATATACTTGCTCGTCGCCTTGAGAACGACTTAGTTCAACATCAGAGGCTGTGGGTGTTTCTATAGTCATGAACAGTTGTTCATTTGGATATGCACTGGTAAAATAAATTTGGAAGGTGCCTTGAGGACCCACTGTTTTTGCAAATTCTTGATCAAAAGGACCGGTCACCATCAAGGAATATGCACCTGTTTGTTGAATATCTATACTATATCCACGACGTTTAATAACGTCGATAGCATATCTATCTTTTTCAACCAGTTTCCCGTTCATGGTGCCATCGCCAAACATTTCGATGTTCCATATCCGACTTTCAAATTTATTGCGATTTTTAAAAATATGCGGCGAATAATTATCGGGATATATTTGTAAATCTCTTGGTTTTATTGTGTTGAACAAATGGTTGTCGGCAGATTGATTTGCATCAACCATTTGATACAACATGGGATTGTCATCTATCTTGCTATTTTGTAATATAAAACTATACTCTGGGTTATTATCAATGGCTCCATATACACCAAGCCTAGCACCCCATTCTTCATATATTTCAATAGCGTTTTCTACATTATTAAAAACACCACGCTCAAATGCTGTAACAGCATTCATGGTACCTTTATCTTTTATATAGCCTTGGTAAAATTTGATTTGAGATACTGGATCTAACCCTAGGTTATCTAAATATGACCTTGTACGATATCCGATTAAACTATTACTGTATTGTGTTAAATTTTCATCGTAAGGTAGCGTGTCTACATCATAAATGTCTGTAAACTTAGCAGCATTTTGACTGAAGTTAGGTAACAATCCTTCTCTAAAAGAAGAATCTAATCTTGTCCAATAATTAAAATTAAAACTGTCAGAGCCTTCAATATCCTGCAAAGCACTAAAGAATCTTGATTTGTACTCAACTATCTCGCCTTTCTTATAATCAAAATTGGCTTGCCATTTATCTACTTTGCCATCAGAATATACAAAACCCGGTGGCGTTAATTCTCCATCCCATGAATCTGTAACTGACCCTAGCAGTTTAATTCTTTGTTGTCTATTACCAACTTCGGCTTTATAAATTATATCATTGAAAATACTGATATTATCTAGTAGTAGAACATGTTCATATTGAATTAGATTCAATCTAATCAAAGCAATAGTTTGTCCACTAATGGTGGTAATGGTTGTGCGTTTATTGTCTCTTAATACTGTAAAATCATTATTTCTAATTATGTTATAGTTAGTGCCAACAATTTGTGATCCATATACATAATTGTCTATATGATCAACTACAAAGTTTTGTGAGAATATACTTATGGTATCAACAATTGGACTCAATACTAATATATTGCCGGATTTCCAACCTTGTTTAGCCCAAGTAATAAACTCTTGTACACTGAGTGTAAAGTTCCTTACAGTACCTAATCCTGCATCATATGTATCAAATATAATACCCTGAGCCGAAAGATATCGTTGATAACTTATTAAAAAGTCGCTGACCTGTTGCAATGATGTAAATTCAAACCCATATGGTATTTTAATTTTCTGCGGCAGAAACTTTTCAAACAATATCACAGTTTCGCCTAAAATAGTTACTTGATTACTGGTTCCTGTTGTTTGACTTGGAATTATAGTAAAGTATGGAAACTTTTGATCATACCCATTTACACTGAATCCACGACTGGTTCTTTCGATTATCACTGCACTGTATGCAACACTTTCAATTGGCAAACTTTTGTGCAAATGTATTGTGTAACTTTCTTCTGGTATGACCAAACTTTGACTCTTACTTGTTAAACTAATTTGGTTAGCTAAAACATTAATATAGTTTTTGTTAGTAAATCCACCAAATTTGTAAGATAAATTCAATGAGGCAGAATCTACCAAGGTGCGGATACGGGGGGCAGCATCTATACCAATACCGGTAAGATAACCATGTATCCAATTTACATAACTAGAGCTACGTTGAATTTGATTATTTCTAAATTCGCCATTAATTGTAAGTTGTTTGAAATCATACCTAGCAGTGGTGCTTCTTACCACATATTGATTTATAGCGGCATTAAATAAATTCTTATGCGTATCAATGTAAAGAGCAAAAAATTGTGCAGGCTTCAATAAGGCAAACGCACGTTGCTCGGCAAAAGCATATTCACTAGTTTTGGTCCATGCTGATTCAACTGGGCCAAAATCACCTATTGTAAAATTACCCGATAACCGCTCGCTGTCAAAGCCTGAAATCATTACCTGCTGCGGCGGAATCAATTGTCCATTATTATCTACAGGATTTACTGTTGCGAATCCCGGTCTAGCATAACTTGAATTAATGTTGGTGAGAAAATTATTAACGCCAGGGCTTAGTGTTCTACCTGTTTCTATGGCCGAAATTAATGCTCTACGTTTTTCGGGATCAGTCCATGAATAGTAAGTAGACCACCAGGTGGGCTTGATTGAGTAACCAAGCATTTCCCAGGGATGAGTATGTGGCCTATCAGTATCATAAAAATAACGATAGATTCCACGCCAATAGCCAGGAACTCGCATACCATCTAAATCTTTAGCTTGATTATAATTCCACGACCATTCATCGTTTGAATCAAAGAAACTATTGGTAGTATAATCTAAGCTATTTTCTCCTACCCATTTTAAAAACTCAAGGCTTAATACCGAATTAAATTCAGATCTTGTGTACTCAGTGCTTCTATATCGACCCGGGCTATACCTACGACGATTGAAAAGGGTTTCTGTATAACCAACTTTGATATTATTGTAAATTCTTGTTTCTAATTCTAAAACAATACTATCACGTATATCATTAAAGGCCGGAAGTAAGCTGCCATCATGCCCTTGTATAACGTACATCGGACTAGAAAAACTTTCATCGAACAGTTTTTCAGGTATAAACTTAGGATACATACCTAGCTTAGTTGGTGTTTCGGGTACGTAACATCCGTCAGTGTCATAGTATTCTTTTATGGTGAGTACGTCACCTTCCTTTAATAATACACTATTAGAGATAGTTAGTAACTTATCTTGCAGTGTATAGTCACGATCACGACTTAAAATTTTATTATTGATATAAACCAACATTGCAACATTGCTGGGCTGGTCTAGGTACGTTCCAGTTAAATTGTAAATTCTTTGTACACCGGCAGTTACTCTACGATTAGTAATCTGATTTTTGCCACCAAATGGTACCATGTCCGAGTAATGCCAAGCAAACTTTTCATTTTTAACTTCGGTTAATCTTTGAAGAATTTCGTCTACTATGACGGGTACTTGGGTTATATCACGGTCTAAATAATTATTTGCTGCATCTAAGAATTTGTTTTTAAATCTTGTGTATTCTTTGGCTGCAAAATCACAGGCATTTATAAAATTAATTTGATTATTGGTCAAAAAAGCCATAGCAGGAACTAAAGATCCGCTATGCTGTAAAATAGTACCAGGAACGTTTTTAGTGTTGAGGTCTCTTATGTTATTTGATTGAAAAATATTTCCAACTAAAAATCTATTATTTTCACCAATTTTCTTTAGGTTACTTCTGTATTGTCCAAAACTAATTTCTTGTACACCAATATTGAATGGATTAATTTCTAAATTTGTCGGGATTTCATAATAACCAAGACTGCTGGCACCATCGGCATAGATGAATATGTCTATCTTATCGCCCTTGGTCAAGAGGTTGTAATCAATTACCAATGCTACACGATTACCAACTAGTTCAGTTCGATATTCTGGCACCGTAGACGATGTTAATTGTAATTGATTGTTATTAACAAAAACTTTTACAGTTGGTCTTTTGCCTACTTCGGCACGAGGTTGACGACCTATCTCAAAATAATTTGTTACGGCATCATACTGGGCTCTAATGTGCTGGTATTGCCTAGAGAATTCGCCAACAGGCGTATAACAATTGCTTCGAACAAAGCTAAATCTACCGGTAATTTTTTTAATGAAACCAAGATTAGTACTAAGTTTTACTCTATTTTCTAATACCAGTTGGGGTCTATATTCAAAGGTATCCGAATCATAGTAATTTTTAAATAAGATATCGCCTGACAGTTCTGTAGGATCAGAATAGTCTAAGGCAAAACCCAATACTGGATCTGGTATTCCTGTAGTTTGCTTATATCCAAAAATGTAAGATCCGGCAAATGAACTTTCAGTGTACGCTGTGTCTAGACTTATACCACGATCATTTACAATATCAAACAAGGGCGGCTGGTTTATACCAAGTTTTCTTTGTGCTTGATACCAAGTATTACCTATCAAGTAAAAACTGTTGCCGGTATTGGTGCCATCAAATCCTACTACTATGTCGTAATCTGTTAAATCTTTTTGTGCTGCAAGCACTATTCTAGCTTGATTAAACTTAAGACCTGTTCGATTAGCAAAGGCAAAATTAATAGGATTTTGTAACAAAGCCTCGTTTATACCTTTTATTTCACTTATGCGTCCTAGATATGCATTATCTGCTGCATATACATCGGTACCAATGGCAAGTTGTGTTACAAAATTTGTACCAGTGCCAGTAATTTTATTGCCAACAATTGTTACAGTGCCAGTTATCAATCCATCAAAAACAACTGAAGCAACTTGATCTAATTGGTTGATTGAGTATACTTTTTTCCTTACAGCTACAGATTTATCATTACCAAACACTGCTGTTTCACCTGGCTTCAGATCCAAGTTATAGGCAGACAAATCGGCAAATTTTAAATTATTCAATATTCCTAATGCATCATCAAATACCCTTTGTTGCCCACGAGCAACATAGGTGTTAGACGAGTCAAAAAAATGATTTACAAATCCTGCAAATATGCGACCTGACTTGTATAGTTGTAAATCTGCATCAAACTCAATAATGGGACGCTGTGCATTAGCAAAACCACTGAGATCTTCTTGATAACCATTTCTACGCAGTGATTCTGTAATAACATCTTTATGAAACCATCTGTTAATACGACTCCAAGCGTTTTTATCCAAACTGGCTCTGTTTGTTACAATATAATCCGGTATGCGTGAACCATAAAATGTTTCGTCGTACTTACCAACGTCAAATTGTTTTACTTCAAACGCAGTTTGTACTAGGTTTTCTGTTATCTCTGGTGCAAGTAAAGTAGATAATTCCACTAACTTTATAGCTGTACCAACACCCTCTACAATGAATGTTCGATTACGATACTGTACAGGATTGATTGTATCATCAAATGTTACCTTCATACCATTTGAAAATGTTATACCATCTGGAGTCGTATAAGTCACTGCTCCAAGTATAGCATTAACGTCAATAGTTGGATATGCACGATCGATAATATGTATTTCGCCAGTGATATTTTTACCACTATGCTGATAAAATAAAATGGATGATTCACCGGTTATGCCATTAAATTCAGCATATGAACCAGCATTATTGTAAAATTCTTTACCTTTATTGACACCTTGATTAACACGTAATCGAGTATTATTAGATATGGCTCTTACAAAATCTAATTGTACTCTGGCAGGTTGCCCGGAATACTTAATCACCGACATTTTGAATACACCGGTTCTGCGATCTACAGGAATAACTTGTCCATTCCTGTCAACCCAGTCGGTGTTAGTGGCATTATTGGTAGCTACAAAAACCACTTCAGTATTATCAGGATAGAACTGGTCACCATTAAGGTTACTATTCATACCAATACCAAATGTCCACACCGCGTTGTCTAATGTTGTTAAACTTTGCCCTGTGCCTAATGCATATTCTACTTGGTCAACTAAAGGGTATCTTAGTAATAAATCTTGTGAACCTTCTAAAGGTGGAGTAAATGTTATTGTACTTGAGCCATTGTTTGTGACTCCGGCAACTTGTCTCGATGAAACATTAGGAGCATACTTTTTTGTACCAGATTTACCTGGCTCAGATTGTATAAATAAATTTCCACCAAAACACGATGCGTTAAAAGTATAAGTAACACCACGTTGTAAAATCAAACGAGGAGTCGGTTGAGTACCGGCAACATCAACTGAAAAATGAGTGGTTTGATCTATAAAATTGTAAGTAGTGCCCGGAAAAACTTGTAGCGTACCTATACGGATTTCTTCTGGCCCAGCTGGTAACCAATAATAGTTTTTATAATTTACCAGCTTGTCTAGATCTATAGGTGGAGTAAAAGCATAACTTTGATTATTAAAGAGGCGATCGTGATTATTGGTTATTGCACCATAATAGGATAATTGATTTAGTAAGTCTTGGTAATTGGCAAAGTTTTCAACTCGACCATTAGCGTTACGTGCAACAAGACCAACTTCTAATTGATAATTTTGCCTACTAGCAGAATTTTCAACTACATAACCATCTGTGGTTTGAAATCCTGGACCAATTGTTTTTCCGACATAGCCGTTTATGCGACGAAAATTAGGTTCGCTTATAAGTTGATCTAATGTACTGCCTAGGAACTTACGATTCGCATCTGTTTGAAAAATGCCAGGTAATAATTTTAAAGTTTTTCTACTAACGGCCATTATCTATCCATTACACTGAGGCAGGTTGTAATTCTAACGCTGTAATCGAACTTACAATTTCTACGTCATCAACTGTGGCAGCACTAATTAACAACTCATAGGGCTCACTGTTGATTTGATAAAGATTGCCAAATGTCATATTGAGATTCTTACTAGTAATTATGACTGCTGCAATATTGGGTATTAGCGTCTTATGTAGATAGGCTGCTAACTCACTAAAATAAAAGGTTTCGCCAAAATCCCAATTCTCAGTAGAGAAAAATTCATTCACTGCGGCAATAACCGACGTTTTAATTTCTGCATCAGTGACATTAGCACCGGGATTTTTAACAACTTTGAAGATAGATTGAAATTTAACTTCGGCTTTGCTGCCAAACAAGGGTTTATATTGTGCACTTTGAATCACTATGGTGTCACTCATGGCCTTGAAATTATTTAATGACCCATACTTGTTTTGTAGTTCTAGATCGGTTAAAGCAGCAGGTTTAGCAACTTTACCTGTTGTATCTTCTAACCATAAACGATAATTAGTTTCATACTCAGCAGTTAAAACATAGATATCAACAATGTTGCTAATGTTGGGATCTATTCTATTAGTATTAGGACTATTATGTCTATATTGATATCTTAACTGTTGGCGACCTACAAAATATCTATATTTAGGCATGACCGAGGGCGAAGTACTGTTTATACCCATGGTCACCGTTTTAGAACCAAATTCATCTAATATACAACGATAAAATTGTTTGTCGGAACGTGCAAAAAATATTTGCCCGACTAGATAATTTTTAATGTCAACTAAAATAGCTGATCTAGTAAGATAAGAATCAATCACACGATTGTTATCTAACCATTCATAACTGTCATATCCTGTTGTTGAATTTTTTACAAGCTCAAAATACACAAGTTCTCGATTTGTGATTTTGCCTTCTCTAAACATGACTGCTTCTGGTAAAGCAATACTGATATTATCAACATCTCGAATAGTTATAGTCTTGGCTACAATTTTACCTATGTAGTCATCTAGTTCTGCTTGACTAGGATATCTTCCTACATTCTTTCTAAAAATATAGTTTACTCTAGCTGCGGCACGTTGTGCACCTAAGCTGTTATAAGAAGTCCTAAATGGAGTAGATGATACAACTTTTTCAAATAAATTATAAACGTCTGGCACTCCATCTTGATTAGAATCTGCATAGGTTAAGTTGATGCTTTTATTTTCAACATAACCATCCATGCGTTTGATTTCACGTTCAATAAACCAAGTGTAATCGTCGTCTAAACTTTCATTAGAATCTAATATTCTAATTTTGTCATTGATAATTTCATTATTGACCGAGTCATAAATTTGTAGTGCTGGGTTGAAGAAAAAGTTTGTTTCTTTTGGTGAATGAAATGTATATTTCAAATTTCTATAAGCAACCACATATTTTTTCTGTACAGAATTGTATTCAAATTTTACCCACCACGATGTTGGAATAGATAACGAATTACTATTGACTAAAACCCAGTTCATCGCACTAGAACTATAGATTAAGCCAAAGTTTTCATTGGCCATAATTTTATCAACTATTTGATCTATAATAAATGTACGAATATTATTCTTAAATACCGGAATAATTGATTCAACTACAGACCCTGTAGGTATAGGTAAATTTATTCTAACCGGCCCGGTACCATTTGAGAAGTCACCTTGTCCGTTATTAGTGCCATCTCCAAATATCTGAGTAATGGCTGCAAACTTGGCCATGATGTCACCAGATTTTTGTACTGGTCCACGTACCATATTAAAGTTGCTGTTGAAATGATAACCATAATCTGGTATGAATTTGACTAAGGCACCTGTACTTAAAACTTTGCGATCCGATTGCACAGTTGGTCCAATTGAAACCGGTTTGCCATTGTATGAGAAAAAACCAGTAGAAACACCAGTCTCAGTTGAACTGAGATGCCACTTATAGTTAGATGTTGCTGTGCCGGTTCCAAAACTTTCAACTATGATATTACCAGCCAAATGATTGGTTGGCCAAGTTGTCGGTCTATCATAGAAAAATCCACCACCATTGCCAGATAAGAATTGTTTGTTTTTTGTAAGATGTCTAAAGGTTGTTTCTGCTGCATCTGCTGCTGTAAAAAATATTCTATAAAATTCCGATGTTTCGACGTTGTGATTGTTGATAAGACTGTTTGTGGTCCAATAAGCTAGACCGCCCCTATCAGGATTACGATAAAATCCATAACGTAAATCACCATTAGGCAAAATGAATTCATTATTACTGGTATATAAAGGTAATATTTTTAAAGCACGTTCTCTATATACCGCTGCTGAATATGACCCACGACTTTCTGTAACAAAATCTTCAATGGTATATGGCTTACCGGTATAGTCTCTTGAGACATAATAATAAACACCAGGAGTTACACCTGTGGTATCCCAACTTATAGTACCAAAATTAGTGCCGTTATTGGTTACAGATCCAGTTATAACGTTACTTAAAAAACCACCTACAGGACTGGTTTTAATATGGATGGGCTGCGAACTTAGGTTTTTAATATATACGATCTCACCAGCACGTACTCTAATGTCAGGATTTGGCATAGATCCCGACTGTGTAACTTGCTCAACGTAACCTAAACCAAAGTTAGTATAAGTTTCCGTTAATGAAGCTGGTTCTACTGTTAGTGTATATACTCTTCTAGGACCATCTAATATATTTCCATTGTACGAAATAAAATTTATTTCATAAACATAGGTACCCGAAGCTGTAAACAAATTTAAGCCAGCTGAATATCTACCATCTATGCCTATGATATTATTAGAAGTGGTACTAGGGTTGGGAGACCATGGATCGGGACCGGCACCGGTGTATTTTCTAGTAATCGTAAACAGAGCTCCAGGCGGTGCATTGAAAATAGTAAAATCAAGACTGGTACCTTGTTTGATAGAAAAACTAGTGCTATATCCAAAGTTACCGTTACAAGGACCGGTAACAGGATTGTAGCTGGTAAGTGGACCGTTTAATAATACATGATTATTGCCGCTGGTGGTTAAAGTATATTCGATGTTGCGTTTTGAATCTTTGTTAGCTCTAAACACGTGACCAACTGCGTTTGTTTCTGCTCCGTATTTGATAAAATCTGTATTACCTACTGCGGTAATCTCATATAACTCATCTTTTAAGATATTCTCTTCTGTAACAGTTAAATCTATTAGCACCTGTGGGGCAACTATGTCATGATAATAATGCATGACATCTTTATTATCTATCACATCAGGAATGAATACATTACGTATAAACTTTTGCACTTCTAATCGTGAAGTGTAACTAAACTCTATGGTGTCTAGAGATTGCTCAGAGTATAAGACGCCATCCTCGCCAAATATATTGGTGCTAGAATATTTGCCAGTGACATCAAGAGTATCAAGATACCTACTTAGGCCTGAACTTATTCTATTGATTGATTTGACTTTTTTAATATCAGAAAATGTTGTATAGGGGAGAATGTTATAATCCTCCCCGGTTATCATGCGATTTTGTGTATAATATTGCTGTGGTGCACGTTGTTTGATTTCGTCAGCTGACTCTCTTGCTTTGGCATTAGCCACTGTGTATCTGAGACTGGCACGAAATGTAATTGTTTCAACTCGATTGTTTCTACTGATATAGTCAAAACTTATTTGCACTCCGCGAATTTCGTCTGGTGTGATTTTGTAAGTATTGCCATTACTGATTCTATGATATAATCTAAATTTACCTTGCGGAATTTTAGAAAAAGCCCCGTCGCCAAATACTAGACTGATTTGGTCATTTGTTCTACTGTTTACCTGATAAATGTTTTTTGATGAGCTTGTATTATAGATAACATTGGTGCTTACTACCTGCTCCCATAACTCATCAGTAAATCCCGAGGGATCTAAACTGTATAACCATAAGTCACTGTTGTTGATATTGTCTACATCAATATTAACTATTTTGTTGGGAACACCGGTATCAATAGTAAAGTCTAAGTTATTAAGTTCGCCTTGTTTAAAGTAAAGAAAAAACCCTGTGTTATTGCTGTCATTGCCATTACTGTCATTTCTATATAAGATATTAAATGGTTGATTAATGTTTGGTTTTTGTTCATAAACATAGTTCTTACCTATACTAGTAGCACTGACTACTTCGAAACTTGTGGTAAGCCCATTAACCGAAGCTTCAAATCTGTAGATAGGTAAAATATTGTTGATTAAGTTAATTCCGTATTCTTCTGTTCTTACATTATTAACAGTCTGTGCATTAGACGGACGACCAAATGTTTGATATTGCAGCAGACTTGCATTTACTACACTGACAAATTGCTCAAACCAATTAGTATTGCTAAGGTCATTCCAAATTATAATACGATTACTTAGGTCAAGTCCGTCACTGTCAAATATTGTTTCGGTGGTACTTATGCTGTCAATCTTCAAATAACCCGAGGCAGGAATATTTCGCTTAGGGTTATAACTAATAAGTCTTGCTAATTTTAAAATGCTATCACGGCGTTCAGCAGTGTCAATAAAGTTTTCTCTAGCATTAAGATCGGTTCTGAAAGCTAAACTTTGCCCTAGGTAAGCAATTAAGTCTACCAATGCAATAAATTCTGAACTTTCTGTAAAATCATTATATTCTTCAGCATAATTGACCTTGATATAATCAATCATGGTCTTGCGTAGACTTTCGAAATCGTACGAGGTGAAGTCGGCGTCTCTAAAAGTCTGATAGACCTTAGTCCAGTTTTCTGCTATTAATGATCCAGTTTGACGACTAGTGATTGGCATGTTTTATTGGCTATTAAATTATTTATCGCTAGAAAACCATGCCACTTCTGTTGCCCGAGCGTTGTGCAGATTCTCTATCAAACTTCATACTCAAACTGGCCACTTGATTAGTTGGCACATAAACAACTTCAATTTCTACCATGATACCTTCACCATAATCACTTATATTGACATTTTGTGCTACTAATCTAGGATCATAACTGACAATAGTTTTGATGTCTGCTGATATGGCATCTTTAATATTCAATGTAAATGGTTCAAATATAAGGTCCCAGATTATGGTACCAAATTTTGGATTCATTAACTTTTCACCTTTACGTATGTGAAAATGGTTAAACAGATCCTGTTTGGCTAACTCAAAATCAGTTAGTTTATACTTTTTTGCACGATTATATGTGCTGTGACCGCGGTAGACTGTCATAATATATTATTTATGGACCACGACCCAGACGTTTTACAGCACTTGCACCGGTATTATATAACTTGTTAAAACTATTACCAAAAGCATCAGTAGCGGCACTGCCAGTTAATCTCGCCGCTTTAGCGACATCAGCCCCTAGCCCATACCCAGCCGACAGCATGCCGCCCACAGTAGAACGACTATCAGTAACACGTAGTCCACCGTTGACCACTAACTCTTTGTATGTTTGGTTTAGGTTAGTAAGAACTGCATTTGTCTGAATAGTAGGGTTAGACAAAAAGTCAGCAGCCCCTTTAATGCCATCTTTACCAGTCCAACTAGATAAATCACGCAGGGCCGAAGCAGGGTTATTGGCATATTGTTCTATAGAGCTGCGACTTAGATATCCAGCATCAACAAGTTTAGTAGCATCGGCTGCATATGCTCCCAAAGAACCTTTGACTAAATCATCTTGATTAAAATTCAAGTTACTATAAGTCTTGCTTATTTGCATACTAACAGCCTTGACTTCGTCGGCTTCTAAACGCCCGATGCTTTCGGTCACAGTAGGTGCATCATCAGAAACCATGTCAGTTTCAGTAACTACATCATTTTCATCAACTGTTTCTTTAGCTGCTGATTCTAGCCCGGGATCACGATCGCCCTCTACGGTTGGTTCACCTTCGGCTGTGGTAGTTACCCCGGTATCTTCATTTGTAACTTCGCTGCTGGTTTCGGGAGCGTCTGTGTACTCGCTAGCATCAGGTGCTTGATCATTTTCTAAGTCTGCACCGTCATTTGTGGTATCTTGAACTGCATTACTAGCAGAACTAGCAGTTCCTGCTTTTCTATTCCAGGGTTCATGTGTGGGCACAATTGTGGCCACGCTCTTGAGTTTGCCTTCTTCAACTACCCATTGGCCCGAAGACTCTTTCTTAGTATCAGCTGAAGATTTTAATGAAATATCTCTTGGCTTTGATACCGTTGGTCCTGCACCGGAATTTAGTCCTATGGTTTTACCAGTCATCATTAATCCGCCACTGGCAGTAAAACTACCTCCACCTGATGTGTATAAATCAAGTCTACCGTCGCTGCCTAATTTTAAACTACCGCCGTATATAGTAACATCTTTTACACCCTTGGCAGTTATAGAACTTGCCTGCAGATTCATAGCCCCTTTTACATTGAGATTGAATGTACCACCTACATTGATGTTCATGTTACTGTCGGCATGAATATTGAATTCGGCTTTGGTTCTAAAATTTATACTGTTGCTAGAATAAACATTTAGGTGCCCGGCTTTACTCATTTCAATATATGTTGTGCCAGATGCATTAATTATGTAGAGGATGTTTTCACTATCATCCATTAGAATTTGATGGCCACCGGCCGAACGCCAACGAGTTAGATTATCTTTACCATCCTTGTCTCCATCATCCATGACAAAGGTATGTCCACCTTTTCTAGTTTTAACTCTACGTTGGAGACTAGGAGCATTTTGATCAGGATATGAACCAACTGGCCTTCCAGGAGTACTAACACCAAATACACCAGCCGGAGTTTCACGTTGACTACTGCTGGTAATTATACCACGTGTTCCAGTCAAACGTTTACGATCAAGACCTTGCTCTACTAAAATCTTTAACTGTTGTTCATGAACAGGTTTTTTATTAGTTTCAATGTCACTCCAGTTGACCGATTTATTGTATTCATTAAATTCAACCACTGGATAGGGTTGGCCAGGTTCAACAATTTTCTTAAGTTGAGGATCTTCTACTTCGGCAAGTTTATCTGTGGCAGCGATACCTGGTACCATGAAATGCCCAACTTGATTAGGAATACATGCAAACCAATACCCACGTGCAGGATCACCACCAACAAAGGTACAAAGCACCCAGTTTTCTAAGTCAGGCACATTATACCACATTCCATAAGTATGCCTAACTGTCTTAAAACTATTTTTGTCTGTGGCAGTGGCACTAGGAGCTTCTTGAGCGAAAGGATCTTGATAAGTGGCCCCTAGAAATGGGCTCGCATAATTTACAGTACGCCAATATTTTGGGTCAGTTTCTATGCCGCCAAACTCTGGGATCCAAATTTGTAAACGCCCGGTCATTAAAGGATCGCGATTTTCCTTGACAATGCCAATATATGGACCGGCATCATATCTTGCACCTTCTGTAGATTCTCGTTGTACAAATTCACCTGTTTGACGTGTTACATAATTTGACGTAGACATCTATAATTCCTAGGGTAGATCAGTTTCATTTACGGCGAATTCCTCGGGCCATTGCTGGTAGTTGGCTAACTCAAAATCAGTTTGTGGTGTATCATCTTCTCGTGATCCAGCAGCATCACGTTGATTTGATCTAGTGGTAGTTTCATCACCATCGTCATCATCGTTTATTCCGTTACGATTACCCATGATACCTATTTCACGATCTTCTGAACCTAGCGATGGCATAGCTACCGAACGATTTGGATTGCTTTCTTCACGCGAAACTCGTTGATTTTGATTATCGGCTGGTTGATCAAATAATCTAGCACATTTTAATTTTTGTTTGAAAAGCCCATTGCTAAAAGTATTTTCAACACTGATAATAGTATATATGCCCGAAAACGCACTGTTCCTAGATTCAAACTCATACATGCCGCTAGATAAGTCTATATCTCTAGGAATCTTAAAATTTAGTCGCATGAATAATTGTTTCTTATCCATTAATAAACTGCTGGAATCTCTAGTGGCTCCAGGGGGAAGCCACACATCATCCTGCTTGATTAAATCAGGATCTCCAGCTATTTCTAAATCAATAGAAATCATGTCGCCGCCGCGTTTGTTGAATACGCTATTATATAAATCAACTGCTTGAACAGATTTCTTACTACCGTCATTAAGCTGATTGTGTGATTTATTAATGGGCGATGTTTCAATTCGTAGTGTCTGTAACCCACCAGTGCCCGAGGCAGCTTGATTGCCACCCACTGCCGCAGCACGTACAGCACTGGGATCTATGCCTTCTGCAAACGCATATTCAGTGGATGTATCTAAATTATCTTGAGCAGTTTTTGTTTCAAATGCAGTCAAAGATTGAAAAAATAGTGTATTAAATTCAATTTTCATATCAATGACTTCGGTATTCTTACCCATGAATATGTAGTTGTATTCCTTGTCCATGACTGTGGGAATAGACTTTTTGGCATTGGGATATTGTTGATTATGATAGGTAAATTTAGTTATGTTGTAGGTAATTTTCTTTTTGTATACCTTACGCTTGTTATCCCACTGGTCTAAGTACTCTACTGTGGTTACTACTTTATGCAAGGCCAAAGGCTGACTTTTGGTGTTTTGTTCAGCCTGAGCTTCCATTTCATTGCTAGGTGCTTGTATTTTTGATCTATAATAATCACTACTACGTATGATGTTGTTAATGACTTCGACCAAGTTTGAACCAGCATTGATAGGAATTACACCAGAGGCTTTATCTAGCTCCTCTTTTTTGGTCTTATCGTTTTGTGCAGGAGCTTGCGTAAGATTATGAAAGTCTTTAACAAAGATGTTGGCACGTTCTATTTCAGGATCGATCACAAATACGTATTCATCTGCTACTCCTTGATAGCCCTTTTTAGCCAATTCTTTTTGATATTCGTTCAAAGCATCTGCTAGACTAAGTGTACCATATGACTTGGGCTTAGGACTGGCTGTATTACCCAATCGTCTAGTATCACCTTCGGTTTTGTTTTCATCCCTAGTGGCATTGTTTGCAGTTTTAGGCTGATTATCATATGGTGGTAAATCAAATCTTAAATCCGAACTACCTGTGCTCTTAAAAAATTCTTGTACACTTTTAGCAGTTACTTCAAAGTTTACCGGCACTGTAACTGTTTTTGATTGTAGTGCTGCATGACTCTGCGGCACTGCTCGCATTTTGTACTCGGCACCTTTTTGTGTGATTGCAATTTTAATGTCTATTATTTTTACACAAATGTATTTGGTTATGCTTGGTATAGGATTAGGAGCATATGACCCATCTGGTTCAACAGCAAAAAAATCTATTTGCAGAACTAACGGCATTTGATCCCACATCTTAATCCCGGCGTCGCGTGCCACAGAAACTAGATTTTCTAAGAAACTTGCACCAAGAGGTTCGTGTATAGTGAATTCTACTTCAATAGCATTGGTACCTTTATTTTGAGAGTTTAGCCCGATAACAGTTTTCATCTTGAGCTCGGTTATGTACATGTCTAGCTCAAAGTATTGATTTCTACTGAAGTTAGTGCCACGCCTACCGCCACTGGCTATCAGCACTTGTCCGTTGCTAGGACTCCAGGGACTACCTCTAGCCACAACCGAGTTATATTCTTTTAAGGTCATATATGCTAAACTAATACCATATGTATAAGTAGGATATTTGTTTAGTGGGTTTGGTTTAGGTTTTTTAACACCTTCGGTTTGACCAGTAAATCCAGAATCTAATGTTATATCTTCGCCACCTTGCCCATATTCGTCTTCAAGGAAAGCATCATCCATTGACCCGCCCGAATCCCCTAGACTGTCGGGTGCATAATCAATGCCGGCTACACTGGGATCACCGGGTCCGCTGTTTTCTGAAAAGTCAACACCCGAATAGTCATCGCCTACAGGTAGGTCAGCTAGACCATCCTCCTCACCGGTGCTGTCAGGAAGCTCTAAGTTGAATTGCTCTTGTGCATTGATGGGACTTGGTTGTTCTAAGGTCTCAGATCTAGCTGTGGCTGTTTCATCTGCGGCCTTGAGTGCACCATCATTGATTCTCCTAACAATAGTAAAACCTACCATGCGTTACCCCAGGGCAGACATCAATGTGTTAGAATCAGGAATAAAAATCTTTTGTCCTAAATAAAAATCAAATACGGGATCCTTGATGGTATTGGGATTCCTAGCTGCAAATACCCACCATAGGTCAGGATTGTTATAGACGTCGTTGGCCAACAGATCAGGTCTATATTCATAAACTTTGTTGATTTTAAATAGAATGTCTTGGTTACTGCGTGGTATAGATCTGTAATTTAGAATGTCAAGAAATCTACCAAATCTTTCTGTTGTAAAATATGGACTAAATTTTGTATATTCAGCGGCCATTATATGAACCTACCTTCAACTAATTTACCTTGTGCAAATTCATTCAAATCGAACTTGGTCAAAGATTCTTTACTGTATACTGGTTGCAGACCTATACTAAATGTGCTCATGGTCGGTATCCTAGTTCGTCCACCTCCACCTCCACTGCCGCCAATTCTAGGTTCTTCGCCAAACTCACCAGCACCGGTATTGGGTTGAAAATTGACGCCACCGTTGGCACCACTGGTTTCGATATAATCAACTTCGCTAGGCATGGTATGGCTGAACGACAGTACTATACAAGGCACATCAGGGAAATAATGTTTTCCATACCCACTCAAAAACACTAAGGGTGGCGGGTATCCGGCGAATTCACCTTGCCCAAAGAACATCTTGGTTGTAGCCCTAAAGAAATAAATACAAGCCAATACATAGTCTGCTTCTTCTTGATTTTGTGCAGTAAAATCTGCTTGAATCTGTATAGTTTGCACTTCGGAATTATCGTAACTATAGTGAGCATAGTTGCTGTGAGTAAATCTTTGTGGAGAATAATTACCTTGGTAAGCAACTGTGATGTTTGGAGTATAGGGGAAAACAACTCCACCAGTCTGTGTCAACGGATTCAAAACGCCACCCAGTCCGCTTTTGTACAAAATTCTACTAGTATCGCCTATGCGTATACGAACTTTCCAGTCACTTGCATCTGACCCACTGTTGAACTGAACATTGAAAGGTTTTTTAATACCATTGCCCAACCCAAGTCCATTTATACCAAGCAGCCCAGATGACTGTAACCTGCCTACCACGGGATCTAGTACAGGAGCAATGGCTTTGGTTAGCATTCTGGTGCCTACCAAGGCCGGTGCTGCTACAGTTTGTACTATTTGCTCAAATAAACTCATAGGTACCTCATTATATGCAGTATTTACCTGTAAAAAATGGTTGCAATTTATGGCAAACTATGTTATTTTTATTATAAAGCGTTAAGGAGAACAAAAATTAAAAGCAATTATCTTAACAATAAAGACATACTGAAAGAAATCCACAAAAGCAAAAATACATATTGCAGCTATTTGACCCCAGATCTAGCCGATTACGACATCATAGTTCACGGTGTAAAAAGTATAAACACTGCTGTAATTGAGCAAGCAAGACAAAATCGTGCCGAAAGATTATCTAAGTTAGCTTGGGAAGAAAGTCAATCACGAGGCGAAAAACGTAAATTAGATGAGTTCGAAATTCCATTAACTCAAATTAAGAAAAATGACATTGTAATACGAGTAATGACTTGGGATCATATTCCCACTGCTCCTGCTCCACAACGTCGTGCATTACTAATTGAAGTAGAGGACGATCCTGTTCATACCGAATATGACGACGAAGTTGTTACCAGTCCTGTAAAATATGTTAAATGCAACTTTCCCCCATTTCAGCACTATAAAATCGGGCTTCGTAACAAACCTTACTGTGTGGGCAAGAGTCACTGGCAGGGAGATTTAGAAACCGGAGTATATTCAAAAGAACACGGTACTATGACTCGTACTCTAGCACATATGTTTATGAAACTATGTGAACGTTATGCTACTCGTAGCAATTGGCGTGGATATACGTACAATGACGAAATGCGTAGCCAAGCATTACTGCAATTAAGCCAAATCGGACTACAATTTGATGAATCAAAAAGCTCGAACCCCTTTGCCTACTATACTGCTGCTATCACTAATAGTTTTACTCGTGTACTTAATATAGAAAAACGCAATCAAAATCTACGTGACGATATTTTAGAAATGAATAACTTTGCTCCTAGCTACACTAGGCAAGGTATGTTATCAGGTGGGCATATACATGATGATCATGACTAGACAAATTTTAATGCATATGCTAAAATCAAGTGGTATTTTAAAGGACAAAAATGACCGAATTGTATTGTGATGGTATAAATCTAGACTATTTTCGAACAAAATATAATGCCACTACATTTGTAGAAACTGGTTGCTGGGTGGGAAATAGTTTGTCATATGTGCGTGATTTAGGTTTTACTAAAATGTATAGCTGCGATATTAATCTAGATTGTGTCGCTAAATCACAAGCACTAGTCCCAGAGGCCGTTATCCATCACAGTGATAGTATTACTTTCTTAGAAAATATTTTGCCAACAATTACAGAACGCACAGTGTTTTGGTTAGACGCTCATTTTCCTGGGCATTACGGACTTCCTGATACCGAAAGAACCTTGTTTCCATTGGCTGAAGAACTGGAACTAATTAAAAGTCTCAAACCCTCATACCAACATGATGTTATTATGTTTGATGATGTACATGTACTCAAACCCGATAACAACCCCAAATACAACCCGGGACTACCTCCTTATTACCGAATAAACAAGACTGTTAATGAGTTAACTGACATTTTTTCTACAACTCACGACTATACAATTATTCCAGTTTTTGAAGGTGTACTAGTTTTATTTCCTAAAAATTAAATGTCAAACTTATTTAGAAAAGCAGCAATTTTTACAGACATACACTTTGGTCTCAAGTCAAACAGTCAGATTCATAATGATGATTGCCTAAATTTTGTTAAATGGGCTACCGAGACTGCTCAAGCACATGGTTGTGAAACAGCCATGTTCTTGGGCGATTGGCACAACAATAGAGCCAGTATAAATATCGTGACGCTGAACTACAGCTTACGAGCACTGGAACACCTCAATGCCAATTTTGATCAAGTTTATTTTATTCCTGGAAATCATGATCTTTATTATCGTGATCGCAGAGATATCCAGTCCGTGGAGTGGGCGAGACATCTTCCGAATGTTAAAATAGTCAATGACTGGTTTGAGCAAGACGATGTTGTCATAGCTCCTTGGTTAGTAAGCGACGATTATCAACGTATCCCAAAGTTATCTGCCAAATACTGTTTTGGACATTTTGAACTTCCCGGTTACTTGATGAATGCCATGGTAGCCATGCCCGATCACGGTGAAGTACGTAGAGAACATTTTACCGGCTTTGATCATGTGTTTACTGGGCATTTTCACAAACGCCAAACCCAAAAAAACATTACATACATTGGCAACTGTTTTCCGCACAATTATGCCGATGCTGGTGATGATAGTCGTGGCCTAATGATCCTAGAATGGGGTCGAGAACCCGAATACCATGCTTGGCCAGACCAACCAGTATACCGTGTTTATGAACTTAGTCAAGTACTAGATGACCCGGCTGGTTTACTTAAAAAGAACACTCATGCTAGAATAAACTTAAATATCGATATTTCATATGAAGAAGCCGGGTTTTTGCGTGATACCTTTATGAATGATTACGGGTGTAGAGAAATTAAATTGATACCCAATACTCAAGCAGACTTAGAAGCACAAATTACATTAGGGAATATCACATTTCAAAGCGTGGATCAAATAGTTAATTCATCGTTGACTGCTATAGAAAGCCACCAATATAATAACAACTTATTACTAGAAATTTATAGAACTCTTTAATGATTAATATAAAATCAGTCACAGCACGTAATTTTCTCAGTGTGGGCAATGTAACACAAAGCATTAATCTAGATAGATCAGATCTTACACTTATCTTAGGTGAAAACTTAGACCTAGGTGGTGATGATGCAGGTGCTCGCAATGGCACTGGCAAATCAGCATTACTCAACATTGTCAGTTATGCTCTATACGGATCAGCACTGACTAATATTAAAAAAGATAATCTTATCAATCGTACAAATGATAAGAACATGTTAGTCACCGTTGAGTTCGAAAAAGATAGTGTACAGTATAGAATTGAGCGTGGACGTCGTCCTAATATATTGAAGTTCTATGTGGGTGGACAAGAACAACGTGCCACTGACGAAAGTCAAGGTGATAGTAGGGAAACACAAACTGCCATCGAAAAGTTATTAAACATGAGCCATACTATGTTTCAGCACATAGTGGCACTAAACACATATACTTTACCATTCCTTAGTTTACGTGCTAACGAGCAGCGTGAAATCATTGAACAGTTGTTAGGAATTACATTGTTATCGGAAAAAGCCGATACTTTAAAAGAACGTATTCGTACTAGCAAAGAAGCTATCACACAGGCCGAAGCAGACATACGTGCACAAATTGATGCTAACAAAAGAATAGAAGAGCAAATTGGTGCACTAGAACGTAGGCAAACACTATGGCGTCAAAAACACACTACAGACCTAGAAGAACTACGTTTGGCATATGATCAGTTAAATCAAATTGATATTGACGCCGAAATCGCGGCACATCGTGCATTGACTGAATATAGTCAACGTCAACAACATATTGCTGCCACAACAACCGATATACGCAGAATTGAAACAGAAATCGCTCGCGAACATAAAACTTTAGCTAGACTAAATCGCGAAATCACAGCCTTAGAAGATCATAAGTGCCATGCCTGCGGGCAAGATTTCCATGATTCCAAACAGGCACAGACATTGGCAGAGCGTCGACAGGATCGTGTAGAAAGTGAACGACTAATTACAATATCAGAAGCAGAGTTAGTTCAATTACAAACTCACTTAACCGAACTAGGTGCCCTAGGCACTAGACCCGTTGTGTTCTATGATAGAGAAAGTGATGCTATTGAACATCGTGCCACCTTAGCCGGGTTACAGCAGCAAATTACCAATAAAGCAGCAGAAACCGATCCTTATCAAGAACAAATAGAAGAAATGCGTAGTACAGCTCTAGTAGAAATAACCTACGATAAAATAAACGAGCTAGTACGCTATCGTGAACATGAAGAGTTCCTGTTAAAGTTGTTAACCAATAAAGATAGCTTTATTCGTAAGAAAATCATAGATCAGAACTTGAATTACTTAAATACAAGACTCAGTTATTATTTGGAGAAGATTGGGCTGCCGCACCAAGTATCTTTCAAAAATGATCTCTCCGTAGAAATCACTGAGTTAGGTAGAGACCTAGATTTCGACAATCTATCCCGTGGGGAACGAAACAGATTAATACTGAG